GCAAATTCTCAACCCCCCATTGGGGGCCAAAACTCTTATTGCTCGAAAATTTTCGAGCCATTGTGTTCCATTGCTTCTGCGCTTTGGTCCATGGCAATTTCTTTATGCGTTTCATTTCTTTCCGCACTTGCCTTTGTTTTGAAAGAATTTTCTTAGAATAAAAATCCTCTTTGTTTGTTGAGCCAGTCAAGCTCGCGTCTTCATGGCTTAAAGCCGTGTCATCCTTACAGTGGTTTCCCTCCACGTATCTTACTGTCATGATGAAGACTGTGGTGTTAAACAGCACACCAGCCTGTTGTCTTTCCAACTGTCTTGTTCCACTACTAAAATCGTCACGTGTGTGGTATGTGACTTTATGAAATCAAATTCTGCTGCGAATCATAATGATTATCAAATGAATTGGTTAAGGTGGCGACCCAGGTGACTAGCCTGGTTTCGTTTCTTTAACTAACTGTATACTTACAATGATCTATGTTTTCTCGGACTTGCTACTGCACTACACTTGTACGACGTCTTACGCGCAACGCCTGCGTCATAATGTACGGTTGAGTGGTTCGGGTCTCAATACTTCCAGCATCGTTCAGGTCTGTAGTTAGCTCCAGTTCCCCGGATTCAAGAACACCCGTCTCGTGGCGCGACATTTTCCACTTCCTTATTACCTTGTGAACCCAAAATTCTAGATAAATCACGTTATTCCGAACAGCCTAAAATGGCTTCAAAGGGGTTACTTGCGGGTAAACCCTAATAATTTCCTCTCGTTGTATGGACGAGGAGATCCAACATTGTATTGCTTGTCCAAAAATGGATGCTCTGCAATTTGAACAATGGCAGTTTTAGTCATGCTGACTTAATTTCTAATTATTTACTTCGCTAGAACTACGAAATTCAAACCTAGTTTTGTCTAAGTGTGGTCAACACTTCTTTGTTTGTATCACATTATTTTACGTGGCGTGATCAACCACAATTGCACTTCTGGACCCATAAAGGGTAGGGGAGTGCTCCCCGATAAACTTGAGGTAATATTAAGTTTAAATATAGTTTAATAAATTCTGTAGGCCAACAATTGATGCCCTACAAAACTTAATATGCCTTAATCTAACGACTACAGTCTTTGCGGACTGCAATCGGCGTAGGGGCAACGTTTTGATGCCCAAATACCTCAACTCTCTGCGTGTG